TGCAAATCAAATTTTTACTAATAAAGATCCTAAAGAAATTTTTATAGCAATTAACGAATTTATGTTTAATATATCAGAAGCAAATCGAGATACTGTGGCTGCTTGTTATTGGCTAGAATGGATATTAAAATTTGAAAGTATATATAAACAAAAAAAAATTATTTTGGAATGTGAAAGAAGATCTTTTGTACCAGTAGAAAATAAATATCAAATGAATATAATATGGATGTTATGGGAAGGAATAATTTTTATGTCTCAAGATAAAAAAAATAATGAAATGACAATAAATGCCTTATTATCATTATTCTGTATTAAATATCGACCATCTAGTAACAAGGCAAGAAAATATTTAATCTATTGGGCAATTAGTATTTTAACAGAAGAGATTAATTATAATAATCCATTAATTAAAAATAATAATATAATAAAAAATATATTGAATAATATAGATTTGATTTATAAACAGATAAAAAAAAATGAAAAAACACCAAATACAGATTATTTATTTGATGGAATAAAAGAAGAAAATAATATAGACAAATCAATAAAAAAATTAGAAACAATGAATTTATTACTAGAAAATAATTAAGGTCTTAGATTAGGATTTATACATAATGCTTCTGTAGAAAATATATTACCAGACATACATTTATCACCTTGTTTAATTTTAATGCAACTTCTAAAACCACGATCTTCGCCGATATAACAATACCCAGATTTATTAGCTATTTTACTTGATTGTGTTGTGCTTGTTGACAAATCTGGTTTCGGTAATTTATCTTTTTGTGGTAGAGGTGTTGGTGGAATGTATTCAGGTCTAGGTTTTTCTTTTTGAATACTAGTTGCTAGTTGTTGATCTTTTTTATTATCTTTATCTTTTTTAGTGTTATTATCTTTATTATAATATATTCTTTCAACTAAATCAAAACGACTAAATAAATCTTTTAACCATAATGGTAAAAGATCTAATCTATTTAATATTGTTAAAATAATATAAGCTACTAAATATATAACTAAAATATACCGAACTACTTTCATAATATAGCTAAAAAATGAAAACTTTTCTGATTCAGGTGTTAAACTATTATCTAAATTTAAGTCATTATTTATATTAGATTTTATAGAAGTTAGTGTTCTAGTGCTTGGATTTACATTATTTTCACCCGTCAATATATCCATTATATATATTAATTATAATATATAAATTACATTATAATTTAACTAATATTATCGTTGACATATAGGAATTAAAGCAGGAATACTTCTACTAGCAAATCTTCTATCTAGAGGAGCTGGTCTAACTACTGTAGCACCATATACTCCATTTGGATTACTATTATAAATATTAGAATTTGAATATAAAGAAATACCTTCCAAAGATTGAACACCAAATTTTAATCCTTTACGTCCATTTGGTAATAAACCTCTACCTATATTAGATAATTGTTGGTTACGAGTTAAACCAATGCCAGTATTACCACCAAATAATACTGCACTTTTAACTCCTGTATTTGTATAATTAATAATAGGTCCGCTTATTACGTTATTTAATCTACTCTTAAACATGTAAGCTTTTTTATTTAATAAATTATCCTCTAATGTAATATCAGCATCACATTTAGGATATTCATTTGAGTTTGATACTCTAGAAAATCCCGAACATTTTTGACAATAACTAGGAAATGTTGTAATAAATTTTGCTCCAGCCTCTCTTTTTGTATTATTAGCTGCAGCAGTAAATATATCTGGTCTATATGTATTATTAGTTTCCCGTTGTAAATTAAAATTTTGTTTTCTAATTTGATAATTACGTTGGTTAATAATTCCTCTATCATCACAAAATGATTTATTACATTCACCAGATAATATTGTACATGATACATCTAGATCACCTGATATCAAAGTTGTTGTTGTACCATTAATAAAAGGTTCTATATTTGGATTATCTTTATCAACATTAATACTAAAATCACACATAGTAATTGACATCAATCTTATAATTACTATATATAAAATATAAAGTTAAAAAATTTATTGCATTTCACTACTTTGTAATGGGAAATACCATCTAAATGATAAATAATCAGCGTCAGTGTTATTTAGATTTCCATCAAGCGATCTTAGATTTGGTCCTGCTGCCACAATACTTTGAATTTTATTTGCTCCTAATGCATAAGCAAAATACTGTAGCTGTGATAAATAACCTGAAAACCCTCCATTTAATCCCATATAGACTGGGTCATAATTTTGATTAGGAACACCATTTAATATTGCACTACGTGTTAATGTTCCGTTAATAAATATATCTAATCTGTGTTGATCTTGTCTTATTATAACACTAAACCAGTGACCAATCGGTAAATCACCTATAATAATTTTTTCATTTGGATTATCAAATGTACTTATTACTACTGCTAAATTTCTATAATCATTTGAAACATATAACCCTGGTGCATTATTAGGTTGCATCATACCATTTGTACCCATTGTATCACTGCCTTTACTATATATATGTCTCCATCTTTGCTGTTGGTCAGGACAAGCACCAGGTGCACAACCATGATTAGGTAAGTCAGGCTGTTTTAAGAATATCCATGATGACCAAGTAAATACTAAACCATCATTTTGATCTACAGATCTTAATATAGGAACAGCATTAGGTTGGTTAGGATCAACTGGTACTAATGTTAGAGTTGAGCCATCCTTCATTCCATTTAATAGAATAGGATCACTAGATGGTGTAAAAATATACGATAAAATACGTGTACCTAATTTAAGTAATACAACAAAGATAAAAATAACTAATATAAGAAACCCTAATTTTGCTACAATTCCATTAGAATTTAAAAAATTAGCTCCTCCAGTTAAATTTTTTCTACTACTAAATGATTCAAACTGATTCATATTCTTATATATATTATAGAATATAATATAGAATTTATTCTATAATTAATTAAATAGTTACAGATGCTTCTGGTTGATTATTTACTAAATATGTAACACGTAATTTATATTTATCAAATAGTGACATACCACCACATTTTGGTCCAGCTGCATAAATATTGAAAGCTTCTTGTGGATTTAATGGACCAGAAAAGTATTGAGTATTAGATGTCCAGCCTTTAAATCCACCACCAGGTGTTAAAATAACTGGAGCATCAGGATCAATTTTGGCTGGAGCTGGAAGAATACAAGTTCTAACTAATTTACCATCTAAATAAACATCCATAGTACGATTGTTAAGACTTACAATAAGATTTACCCATCTTTGAAGTGGAAAATTATTTACAGCACAAGTATGGGCTTGAGCTGGAGCTGGACCTAATGGATGTGAGCCAGCAGGCAATCCACTTGATCCTAAAGGTTGTTGACCACTATTTTGCTGACCACCATGTGTTGGGAATGTATTAACACTAATAGTTAGATTATTTTCATAAGGCGCTAAAGTAATTCTTGGATTAGCTGTTCCTGCTGCACCACCTCTAATTAATAAATCTTTAGGTTCACTTAAACGGTAAGACCAGTCAGTAACATAAAACCATACTGAATACGCATAATTATTACTATTACTATTTCCATCTAATTTTTTTGGCGAAATAACTAATTGTTTTGTACCAGATCTACAATTGCTTAATAATTTGGCTTTCTTAAGAAAAAGCCACCAGATAGCATATACAACAAATGCGATTAAAGCAACAGTTAATATTATTCCTAATAATCCCATAATATAATATAACTAGATAAATTTTCTAAATTTATAAATCTATTAATAGATGTTTTAATAGATTTACTCTAAAAATTATTTATTATATTTATTTCTTGTTTAGTTAAAGTATTTTTAAAATATACTACATTTTTTATACCTCCATATACACCATCTATTTGTCCAACTGTTGCATTTTGAATATTATTTAGAGGAGTAATATTTGGCGTTGATGATACTAATTTATTATTTATAAAAATATCTAAAGTTCCTCCATAATAATTTATAATAAAGTTATTCCATCTTTGATATCTAAATTTCTTTAATGTATATAATTTTACCATATGTTCATTTAACTCATTAACACGGGTTGTATTTCCCCAAAATTCTATTTTATTTTTATTGAATATAATTTTTATTAAATCATTTATATTTACTAAATCTGTTGGTTTTGAATATGCTCTGCTTATTGATGATGATTGTGGTATTATCCATATCCAAAATGATAAAGCATAATTATAATTCATAAATGTTTTTTCTGTTAAATCTTTATCTTTTCTCTCTTGTATACTTTCAAAAACACCTAAACTTGTAGGATTATGTAAAGATATAGGATTTTTGATTAAAACATTTCCTTGAGGCATTAATTGTTTTTGAAATAATTTATAAATAAATGGTATTAAAAATCTTAGTGATATTAATATTATTTCTATACATATTAGTATTAGTGTACTCTTATCGCTTTTTACTAAACCAAATTCTCTTTTTAAATAATCTACCAATTTTATAAACAAACATGGTAAATATAATATTACAGAATTTAAGAATTGTCTAAATGGTTTTGGTTTTACATCTTTTGCACCAGTACCTGTTACTGGCTTTCCAATATACATTCCTATTAATCCTCCTATAATAGCTCCTAACCAAACCTTACCACCTATTAATAAAAATATTAAAGTAAACAAACCTGATAATGCTGCTGATGCAGCTACCTTTGTTGTTTTTTCAAAAAACATTGCTACAACTCCTGAAAGAATTAAAATGTTTAAAATATTTACTATTATTGTTAATGGTGCTGGGGTATAAGAGAGAAAATAAAATGATAATGCTATAAGACCTATTATTGTTGCATAGCCCATAATAACTTTCATAAATGTCATAAAATATTTTGATGATGTTTCTGTACTTGGATATACTTGATCCCACCATTTTAATATCCACATTGATACTAAACTAATAAATCCTACTCCTACAAAAATTATATAAAAAAATAACTTGTTTTTACTAAGTAGATTCCACCATCTTGTTCTAGTTGATCTTAACTTATCTTCTCTATCATCTAATACTTCATCTACTGATGTTTTATAATCGCCTTTATATTGCATCCAAGATTTACTGTTAAAATATAATGCTAATGTTACTAATAATATAT